AGCCACGGCACTTGCCGCCCCGCAACTAAACCAGCAAACAATTCGTTTTGTCATTCTTCAATTCCCAGTAAAGTTAATGTTTCTTTGAGCAAGTCAGCCTCGTCATACCCGTAGTGCTTTTCGAACCCCTTGGTTCCCATCCCGTGCAAGCCCTTAGAGCCTCTGTGATGCTCTGGGCATAGCGGTATGACACTGAAGTGGCTAGAACGTCCCCAGCCCCCCGCCAAACGCCTTGGATGGTGCAGTTCAGCGGGCGTCCCCTCATACCCCATTCGCCTGCACACCGCGCAACCCAACTCAGCCACCGCGCTCATGTGCTTTTTTTCTTTGAGGGTGGTCATTGACGTGTAGGAATTTGGGCTTGCATGAACTTGATGAATTCTTCATCGGACTCGTCAACGGGTTGCGCATTCTTAAACAGGGTTCCGCTCTCAGCCATCTGGTGGATGTCAGCCAGCATCTCTGCTAGTTCCTCTGGCGTTCCATCAAAGTTGTCGAAGCAACCTTCGGCAAAAACAATTTTCAGCTTCTCAGTCATTGTTTACCTTTCGTAAAACCTGCGCGGTTTTTTAAATCGTGGCACGTCTGGCATCTCCACTGCGGAGCGCCTCTACTGTTTTTACCTTTTACATCGGCTGGTCGCAAGCGACACACCTGACACGTTGGCTTCTTGTCAGTCATTCAATTCCTTTTTGAGTCGCTCATTGCGTGAGCCTGCCTCGAATCCCGCAAGATATGCGCGACGCTCTACCCAGTATTGTTCTGGGCGATGGCTGTGTTCCCACTCGTCAAAAGACTCGACGTTGGTCTTTAACGAAACAATCTGACGCTTGCGCCAGCCACTTGCCTGCTCACGCTCTATGCGCTCAAACTCTTCGTCTTCTGGTGTAGCCGTCACAATCATCCTCCACATTGAATAAACCATAAAGAATAAACCAGTGCCAAACAAAACGTGATTGTGGATTACCCAACCATCAGCAAGGCAGACCACCCACGACAGGCCGTGAATGACGCCCCATTGAAAAGAATTAAAACGCATATCTGTTGGAACAAATAACGTCGATGACCGTCTCAGCGCTGTAGCCGTTGACGTAGCGTTTACCGTATATCACACGGGCGCGTAAGCCAGCCTCTTGGCAGTCCTTGATAGCGTCAATCTGCTCACCACGACTCAACGGTTGAATGTTCCTGTCCATGATGAGGTTCTGCACGGTGACGTGCGGTTCCTTGTTAGATGAACACCCAGCCAATGCGCTTATTGCGCATACTGCAATAAAAATCTTTTTCATAGCGTTGCCTTTCCTTCTGCTCTGTTGTTTGCTTGTTCTGTTCGCCAAATTTCGACACGCAACTCTGCGGCTGTGATGTCCCACTTCAGCTTCTCTTCAATTTCCACTGCCGCTTTCAGTCCCATAAGCAACTCAACCATCTCAGGGTGAGCGTAGGCTTCGCGCTCCTGCGCACCTATGGCGGTCTCCATGCTCCGCTTCATAAGAATTCCCTTGAGGGACTTGCGAAATTGCTCTATGTACGTTCGCTCTGCCTTCGCTTTTGCAAAGAGCGCGGCGTGCTTCAAGATGTAGTCCACCGCCTTGTGAGGGTCTCTCTCTTCACTCATAAAACATTCTCCTTTTTGCGCGATTGCGCTTGATTACCATTGCAACAAAAATCACCAGACAAATCCAGAACATGAATCCTGACATTGCCATGAACGTCCAAAAAAAATCTCCGAATGAGTCAAACATTTATTCCTCCTTGTTTGGCATACAAAGCCAGTAGTACCACATCAATAAAATGCCAACACCCCACGCCACAACCCCAGACAACAAAAAAAACAAACCAATCACATTTAAAAATGCTTCCATCAGTCACTCCTTTTATCCATGAAGTCCTCGCGCACGTCGAGCATTGCCTGCGCTTGCTCATACGCTTCGTAGGCAACATCAATCTTTGACTTCGCCACCTTGCTTGGCTTCTGCATCAAAGCCATCAACGCAAACATTGCGTAGATGTCAATTAACTCTGGTTCTGTTTTCATTTTTTATCTTTCTCTGCAAGGTATTGCATGACGTGTCCGTGCAATACATCAATCAATGGCGGCTCCCCCGTGAATAAAAAGTACACCACAACCAATGACAAAATCCAATTCATAAAATTCCCTCTATGGTTATCTTGACCATGCCGCCAACCTCGTCTGCCCAGTACACACGCAAGTCTTCAATCAAAGCGTCGTCTTGCATAACGCCAGCGTGAGTCATGGAGTCAAGCAAAGCCTTCAGCAAGTTATCCAAATCACGGCGACGGCGGTCAGGTCGGAACGCTTGAATCTCCACCTTCACCGCGTAGTCGATGTGCTTGGCGGCGCGTTGTATCAGCACTTGGTCGGCGACCGCCTTGCGGTACTCGCGCCCCTTTGCGCTGATGATGGTGCGACCGTTGAAGTTGCGCCAGTAGGTGTTGACCGTGGGAGGCCAAGGCAAGGTGATTTCAATCATTGGCGTTGCGCTGGCACGCGGTTAAGAATGTCGTTTGCTAACGGCGAGTTGAAGTTCTCGTCGTCTTCTTTCCCAGCCAGCTTTGCCTCATAAGCAAAAGCCATCTCTGCGCAGGCTTGACGCTCCATAAACATAGCCTGCTTAGTTGTCTCAATTGCCACTGCCAAAATTTCAGCCTTCGCTTCACTCAACGCTCTGTTGAATTCGTCTTGCGTAAAAAACGCTTGACCCTGTGACAGTAAGTTTTTTTCAAAGTTCATTTCCATTCTCCTTCGTTACCTCGGTTACCTTTAGACCATTGGTCTCTAACATCCGCCTCAAGGCGGGACTTGGGGTGAAGTTCATTCCACCCTTTGTAACGCTTCCCACGCTCGTCAACGTAACCATTGAACCAGCGGTACGCGCTATCGCGATTTTTAAGGCGCATCTTGATGACCTCCCGAACGAGACAACGGTGACGATGCTCATCTTCTCCTTCGCCCTCCTTGCCATAATTCAAAACCCTCCTCCGTTGTCAAATGACATCGGCATTGAATCGTGATGCTCAACAAACTGCTGGCTGTCTTTGTGATACCAAAGCGAGTACCAGTCCTCAGACTCACCGTTGCGTTGCTTCTCGCACATCAGGTAGGCGTCTGGAATCATTACGTCAACCACGCCATTCTGTGCATCGTGTTCTTTTTTCTTGTTGCGCCACACCATCAGCACGTTGTCCACTTGGTCGCTGATTGAGCCTGAGCCTTTGATGTCATTCTTGTTTGGCTTCACCTCTTCGCTTTGCAACTTGCGTATGTGGTGAATGAGGTGAACATGGACATTGTGGTCACGCGCCAGCGATGTCAACTCATCCACAAAAGACTTCTGCGCGTTGTAGTCGTCCTCACCAGACACGCACTTCATCAGCGAGTCAATGAAGATGTGTTGCACGCCCAACTCAACCGCGCTGTAGCGAGACACCGCAATTACCTGCTGTGCGGTCACAGTACCCTGCTGGTCATACAGCCACAGATAGTCGCAGGCATAACCCCTCATGCGGTCAAACAGGTTTGTGAGGTAGCGGTTCTTGTCGACATAGCGTGGCGCGTCAATGTTCTCGCCTGCAAATTGGCGAAG